ATGGCATTAACCCTCTCTATTGTTTATTGTATTTATAAACCAATCGCTATTTATATTGTGTCAACAATTTGTCACTACTTGGTGTCAAAAAAATGACACTAAGTAGATTTACCTGGTTCTAACCACTCAACACATTTTATGTCTACAATCTCATAGGATTCGGGATCAATATTGTACCATAGCATTTGCCTTTGCATAAAAAGTGACTTCATACACACTTCTTCTGTAGGATATGAATTAGGACTTCGATATACAATACAATTTTTATATTCGTGGGGCTCTCCAATTAAACATAATAAAAACCCTGCTGTGTAATACCCTAATAGTTCCATAATAACTCCTAACTGTAAAATGAAAATGGGGAGCTAACCATGGCTCCCCGCGCGTCCATTACGGAACGACCCGATACTATTATATATCACATTAGAATGCGAAGGTAATACCAGTTGTAATATCACCAAATTCTAGATCAGCATCTGAAGAGATTTCAGCATATGCACGCAAACCTTCTGTGACTGTGTAACCAGCTTCAAGATCTAGACCTTGGAAAAGGTCGCCTTCATTGACTTGCAGTACATCAAATGTGCTGGAGACTTCAAAGTCAATACCCCAGGCATTTACGCCTGCTGTTGGTGTAAAGTCCAGAGCAAAGGTGTCTTCACCGGTCGTGTAGTTCATGTCGAACTCACCGCCAGCTGAGATTGTTTGGCCAGCCACAGCGAAGTCAGCGGCAGATGCCATTCCTGCAGTCAGTACAAATGCTGCTGCTACGATTGTCGTTTTCATTTTTGTTGTCCTATTAAAAAAAAGTTAATGCCACACTTCTGTTGCTAGGCAGTGGCCTCCCCCTGTGTTATGCCGCTAGTGCGTAACCAGATGGTGCAAAGTTATTGTTTGCATTTGTTTTACGCAGACTAAAATACCAGTCGATCCTATTTCAGCCCCATCAAAAACACTTGAAACTTCTCCATAGAATCAGGTAGCTAACTCCCTATCTACTTCATCGAATTTAAGTCGTCACTTATCAAGTGCTTATGGTGGAGCTGCTCGGTACCGCCCCGAGGTCCTGTATATCCTCTAACATCTACTACAATACTTATATTAAATGTTTATTATATAAATGGCTGTGTAGCATTATTATTATTTTGTATCTATGATGTTACACTTTATTATTATCATGCACATAAAGCTGTATGAGAGCGTAGTGCAATACTTTCATTAGATCTTTACGAGCATCATCTGTGGTACCTTTTTTACCATAACGTTGAGCATATTTAAGTACATTACCAACACAAAAGCCAGTACCATGCCCGCCATCAATAATAAACTCTGTTGCTTGGAATTTTTCTTTAGCATAATGCTGGCCATAAGTGCCATCAATGTACTCTTGAAACTCACCTATTAGGTTGTCTTCATTAAACTTATATTCAATATAGTCACTCATCGTATATCCTTTTCATAATCAATTTTGTATATTATACACTATATCCGAGATATCGTAAATGGCCAATTACAATTTTTTTATTACGTGATATAATAATCACACGTCCATTTTTGTTATAAGCCACATATTTTTTATTTCGTAGTTCTATTTTCATCTAATTTGCGCAGCAGGTGAATATGATCTTTGAGCCTTAGTTTTTCTTTCTTAGCGGCTTTTAATTTTGTTTTAGAAGATGAGCTTCTATTAAGCTGCCGATCACTTTCGATAGATTCAACTATTTGAACTTGTTCTTCGAACCTTTGCTCTAGCCATTCGAGTTTCCTTTGAAGTTCTTTTTCCATAGCCCAACTCCTTCATAATGTTATACCGCTCTTCGTCACTATATTTAGTCCATTGACTAATCTGGTCTATAGTTCTGCCACAACCATCGCATTCTCTTGTATCTTTATTTATTTTGCAAACTGAAATGCAAGGTGAAGTATACATTATTTTTTAGTCTTTTTAACCCATTTACCATCCCATGCATAGAAAATATGCAAACCAATAACTTTACTTACTTCCATGTATTGGTTCCAGCTTGGATTTACATATGCTGCATGATAGAACGTTGCTCCGTGTGTAGGATCTACAACATTGCCGATCATAACATCGCGGGCTACAACGACTGCGCGTTTGAATGCAACTGGATCATTTGGAGTTTGATCTTTTTCCAACCATGTCCAGCTAAATTGTTTTTTCTCGTACACAACATCACAAATATTGTTTGGCCAGTTGCCGTGTTTTACACGATTCATTGTAACTTGTGCAACCGCAATTTGTCCTTCGATTGGTTCACTGCGGGCTTCGTAGTATATGTTCTTAGCCATACACTCGACTTGTTTGACATCTAGTTCTGGGCCATAGCCATTTAGAACTGTTGCCAAGATTGCTCCTAACATCATGGCGTTTATTACTCCGCTCGATATGAATATTATTTTTTTCATCATTTGCCTCTGAATACATCATAGCAAAGTTAACATAGTTTGTACACCTTTATATATAAAAGAATATAAATAGAGCTATTGATGTGATTTTTTTGTTACTGTCTGTATTACATTAAACAGGAGACAAATATGAATCATATAGAGAAGTGTAGCCTCATGGCTAAGCTTGCGGGTATTGCTTATGAAGACGGACCTGAAGCCAAACCTAAATACCGTAAACTAGGTTTTACTAAACACCAGTTTTTTGAGATAGACGGCGCACAAGTACATATAGTAGTAAATAAAAATATGTATGTTCTATGCTTTCGTGGCACAGAACCAAACGAATTTTCAGACATCAAAGCTGACTTAAATGCATGGCCGGATAAAGCTAAAGCCGGCGGCCGTGTACATAATGGATTTCAAACAGAAATCGATAAACTATGGGAAGTTATATTAACCCATAAAGAAAAACATTTTATCCTTAAAACACAAGAGTTCTTTATCTGTGGTCATTCACTTGGTGGTGCAATGGCGACAGTTGCTGCGTCACGTTTTGATGATGTAGATGCACTGTTTACGTATGGATCACCAAGAGTAGGATCTAAAAAGTTTGTAAAAGCTATTACCTGTCCTCATCATAGACATGTGAATAATAACGATATCGTCACAAAGGTACCATTTGCATGGATGGGATATAGACACCATGGCGATCTACGCTATATTAATTTTCATGGCAATATTCGTAAAATGACTAAGTGGCAAAGAATTAAAGACGGCTGGAGAGGTCGTCGTGCTGCATGGAAAAACGGAAGTAAATTTGATGGCGCAACAGATCACGGTATGATGAATTACATAACACATACGGAGAAAAATAATGGCTGAAGAAAAAAAGAATTCTGTAGAAGTAGTAGATCATCCAGCAGGGAAGTTCGAGCTAGCTATAAGAATTTTAGGTAATGAAGTATTGGGACTACAAATGAAGGTTGACGATTTTAAAATGAAATGGTTACTTATAGGTATTTTTTCAATCGCCGTTTTAATGTGGGTTATGTCATTATTTGGACCCGCCATTATGGCAACTTACGGAGTATAACAATTGGAATATAAATGTAAAGTTTTAAAAGTAGTTGATGGTGATACTGTCGACGTAGATATCGAACTGGGCTTTGGCATTGTGCTTACTGATGAGCGTGTACGTGTTATGGGCATAGATACTCCTGAATCGCGTACATCAGATAAGGTCGAAGATCTATTTGGTGAAGCAGCGAAGGCAAGAGTCAAAGAATTAATGAAGGGTGATGTCGTCTTAATTACTCAAGAAGACAGACATGGTGAGGATATGAAAGGCAAATTTGGCCGTATCCTAGGAGACTTTTATGTAGAACGCCATGAAGGCCAGCAGGAAACACTCACTGAAGTTCTTATTGAAGAAGGACACGCTGTAGCTTATTTTGGCGGTTCGAAAGAAGAAGTACAAATGAAGCATATGGCTAATCGTCAGAAGTTATTACGTGAAGGTTTAATCACACAAGTAGACTATGACAAAGCCGTAGCAAAGATGGCTGACAAATGATAGAGAGATTGTTTGACGACACACTATGGATCTATACAAGTATCCTAGGTGCTGTTGCTGGTGCAGCATTCTTGGCATATTTCAAAGGAACGAAGGCAGGACTTTGGGCATATGCAAAGCTGGATCAGACTTTAGATTATCTGGTGGAACGCTATGGATGGACATGGTTAGAACAACCTGAAGATGCATGGCGCAAAAAATATCCAAAAATCACAACGAAGATCGATGAGATCGAAAGGAGATTAGATGAACTGGATAAAAAATAGACTAAAAGAAAGAACAAGTCTAGACGGTGCTGCACTTATGGTGCTTGGCGGTTTAGTCTTGTTTATGGCACCACTCGCTAAGATTGCTGCAGGAGTAGCAATTGTATATGGTGCTTGGACATTATGGAAGGGCGAATAAATGGCAGCTGCTAAGACACTCGAACCTGGTTCAATGTTTGCCCATCTTGATAAAGATGGTGACGGCATCATAACAGATGAAGAAATGGCTCGTGCAAAAGAAATTGCAGAGTTTGAACACAAAACAAAAATGCAAGAGAATGAAGATAAGAAAGAAGATCAAATCCGCCACATGGCTTGGTTTGCTCTTTGGGGTATGCTTCTATATCCCATTACGATTATCTTAACATCGCTGCTTGGACAACAAACCGCGGCGCAACTGGTGAGTGACATTGCACCCACCTATTTTGTTGCTATTGCCGGTTTAGTTGCAGCATTCTTTGGTGCTCAAGCTTACTCTAAAGGTAAAGCTCCAGCAGATAAAAAGTAACTACACACCGAGAATACGACGGACGGCAATTATGTCGTCCGTCATTATACTACCACCCTGATTGATATGATCTACAACCTGCTCAAAGTAAAATTGAGCATCAGGTTCATCTTCTAAAACACGTACACATGTCTTAAAAAAGTTACGTATTTTCATATCTTGTATGCCATCGTTAGCGGCTGCTTTATGAGTCTTACCTGCACGTTGATTACTCATGTCATTCCTCCATAATATATGTTAGTATTCTATACTAATTAAAAGTGAATGTACATAGCTAATTTACATTTTCTAACTTTTTTATTCCTAGTGCCCAATTTTCTGCAGCATCTTCTACATAACGCGTAGACTTACCTGGAAAGTCTTCTGTAAAAAAACGTTTACCATTGTTATCGAAGTACTTTATATAAGCGTACTCTTCTTTAAAGTCAAAGTGAATTTCACAATAACCTTCATCATGATCTGAATAGTAGGTAGAAATATGTTTTCCCATTAGTCCTCCACAAATTCTGTTACTTTTGGATATATCTTTCCTATGGCTTCTGCCACTGCTCGAGCCAAGTCCATATGTTCCCTTTGCGTTCCATTGGCTGAACGTAGCTCGATGTAATGAATCCAACTTCGAATAGTCCCATTGACGTATAGTCTTGAGACAGTATTGCCTTCAGGGAGAATGACTCGGGCTTGTTCTTTGGCAATGCCTTTATCGATTGCTTCATTATAAATCCTTTTCACTTGATCAATCACAAACTTTTGTTGAGCATCCCACCAAACTTCAAGATCCGCGTCAGATGTTTCAACACTATTCTGCCGATTAGTTTCGTCCTGAAGCCGAGCTTCTCTTATGACAAAATCACCATCAAGATCATTGATATTAGCATACCGCTGAGAAAACTCTTGAAATGAAAACGATCTGTGACGTAATAGCTGTCTTGCAATATCTCGGGTTGTTTCGATTTCAATACAGGCTGATGCCATTTCGAATGGTGACCAGTGTTTGTGCTTGATGAGATAGTCAAGTAGTTTTGCTGTTGTTTTGGTGTTAGCTTGGTTCGATGGATTGGAGACACGGGCGGCATACGCGATGAGGTCTTGGATGTTGTCAAGCCCCGTCGGTGCAAGTTCGCCACTGTGGATTCGACCTGAAGGTTGACTATAGGATATGAGCTTTGCATGCATTATTTACCTTGACCTCGATATTTTTTATAGCTACTACGTTTACTTTTATTCATGGATGATGTTTTAACATTCCCATTTCCAATTGCAGTTTTCTTATTACCTTTTGCCATTAGTGCAAATATCCTTTTTCAATTGTTGTAATATCATTCTTTAAATCGTACATAGCGTCCACAACCTTATTATAATCTTCTTCTGATAAAGCTGTTTTATATAAGCTCAATCCTATTGTTGACATAACTGCTGCAACCATTAACACATCAAAATCTTCGAGCAAGTCATTTGTAAGTTCAATATACTCATTATAGACTTCTTGAAATTCTTCATTATCATGTTCTTCCATTAGATTTTAAAATCCTTGAATCTTTCATTGGCCTGAGATTTATCAAAAACAGGAGTATCATCCATTAAATTGTCTCTTGCATCATCAATGTCATATAGTTTCATTCTAGATTTATCTATACCCACCGCAAAGCGTTTATTGGATCCTGGATCATTATAACGGTTCTTAAGTTGTTTGACCATGATCTGACCTAGTGCTTCAAGCTCTTCACTTGAAACTAAGGCGAACATAAGATCGGCGGTAGCGGGTAGTCCAAAAGACTCGGACGTATCTTCAAGCCCAGGATCCGAGCTAGAATAACCACTACGAGTCGTCTGCGTTGCAGAGAAGATCGGTACGTCAAATTCCACGGCCAGTCCACGTAGTTCCTCAGCAATTGCTTTAATGTAAGTGTATGAATTGATCGATCCTCCCATTCCTTTCATTCTACTCGATGCACAGATATTAAGATAATCAATAAAGATCATATCAGGCACAAAGTTTTTCTTTAACTTCAGTTCATTCAATAGAGCACGGAAATGTCCTGTATGAGCTGAGCCTGTAGGATATTCTTTAATAATAAGTTTACCGTTAGTTTTTGCTGCAAGAGTGCCAACTTTCTTAACCAGAGAGTCTTGTGTGATGTGTTGCAGCTGGTCAAGAGGAATATCCAGCAAGTTAGCATCAATTCTTTCAGCAATACGTTCTTCTGCCATTTCCATTGTAATGTACAAAACATTCTTACCTTGAACCAGTACGTTACCAGCACAATGGCACATAAACAATGACTTACCCACACCAGTACCTGCAAGAGCAATGTTCAGTGTTTTATTAGGCAAACCACCTTTAGTAATCTTATTAAAATACTCAAGGTCAAACGGAATGCGTTCTTCGTCTTCATGATAGAACTGAAAGCGTTCATTGACATTTTCAATATAGTCGTGACCGATATTAGTATCAAACGATACTGCTAGTGCCTTTGACAATAGATCAGGTAAAGCATTTTTAGTAAGGTTCTTATGCTTACCATCAATAATAGAAATAGATTCCATAATAGCATTATGGATGGCACGATCTTGGCACCACTTCTCAGTAGTATCTTCTAACCATTGTTCATCAGCTGTTTCTTTGACAAAGATGTTAGGCAGTATTTCCATAGCTGCAAGATACTGATCGTCATTAAACTTATCACTATTATCAATTTCAATCTTAAAGGCATCTAAGTTTGGCAGTTTGTTATACTTAGCAACGAACTTACCTGCCTCTTTGAATAATTGATTGTACACGCCTTGAAAGTATTCTGGTTTAATAAATGGTAAAACCTTACGCATGTAAGATTCATTAGTTAATACGTTACGAAGAATGACTTGTTCGACGTTACTCATAATTTATAATTTTCCTTCATTTCTCATGGCAGCACGAATCTTTGTAGCTGAAATGTCATGGATTTCTTCACCGAGATCATGCTGTGTAAATGTATAACCAACACCGCGACCGTAAGAAATATCTACGATGTTTGGTACTCTCATTATAATATATTCTTCATTTAAAGTAAACCCTTCATTTGTCAATTCTTCAACAATATTATTCATTACTGTTACATTATCAAAAGGATTATCGTCTTGAGTTGCAGTACGACCAGCGCCAACGTCTTCGCCGACAATACCGCCAACGGCCCGGACCATAATAGCAACCTGGCCAGTTTCAGCTAAAGCCTTTTTAAAGAGTGCAGTGTGGCCTGGATGCCATGGCTGCCAACGTCCTAGCATTTGTGTTGTAGGTTTTTTATAATCAAACATTGTATTTTGCCTTTAATATATTTGCAAAGTTTAGAATTTCATCATCTGACATAAATCCTTTAATTTGATGATCCACATCTGTAGGAGCCTCAAAGATCTTATTTGTATTATCAAATCGACCTTCTTCTATAGTATCCATCCAAATTGTAATGTCAGCATCAAACTCTTTACGAGTTTCACCTGTAGGACAGACAAAATCGCAAATAACAGTACGAGCCCGTGAACCTTCAAATGAAGCTATAGTATTCATACGTTCAGCCTGGCGCCTGCGACCTATATCAGTAAAGTCCCAGTCATTTGCCATTTCTCTTACTTTATCTGCATTATACCATGCACAGTTTAGATGAATCTGTAATCGTTTTGCAAGGTGAGTTTTACCAGCACCAGGCAATCCCATAATTAGTATTTTCATTTATTTTCTGCTTTTTCTAAATTACCCATTAAAACGCTTTCAAGTATTTTACCTGCGTAGCGTTGGAAATCGTTATCATCTGTTGATAAATCATCATCAGGACTATAGTGCAAAGTAAAGTCGAAATTTAGTTCCATAGATTTTTCATTTACTTTAATAGCACCAAAGCTAATAACAGATTCTATGTATTCGCCTTGCTTAATACGAATATGCCAATGCTCTTGATCACCTGGAACCAGTTCATAGTCTTCATTCTCTACAAGCATGTTTGGTATTTTAACCATAATTTTCCTCTACAATCTCATCCATTGATACTTGATCTTTATAACCAATACTGTATTGTTTTTTGACAAACTCCTTAAAGTCTGTTTCAGCAAAGATAGGATCCCAGAATTCTTTTTCTAATGTTTGATCGTATCTAACTTTTCCACCAACTTCTCCAGTTTCTCTATCGACTCGTGCATACCAACCGTTCGATGGTTTAGTGACATAATTGCCTGCGAGAGCAACATCAAGCAAGCCGCTGTAGCTACGAACGCCACCATCCCAGCTGACAGTAATAGGAATTTTCGATTTTTCTTTAACATAGCGTGATTTCTCCACATTAATGACAAAGTGATAACCCTGAATTTCAGTACCCTTTTTATCCTGCTGACGGCCAAGAATCCAAATGTTATCAGCTGAATAGTAAATGCCTGTACCACCACCAACAACCGCTTTGGGGAATAGACCAATCTCCATATAGGTATGGTTAACGGCTAGCATAGGAATATTCTTCATAGCAAGATACGGTGTTGCCATACGGAACAGGCCTTTAAGAGCCTTAGCCCTTGACATATCTGCTACAGACTTTTCATTAAGTGCATCTTCCATTTCTTTCTTAGATGCAAGGTTACCAATAGAGTCGATTACGATAATGACTTTATCTTCACGATCAAGCCCTTCAAGCTGACCCATCATATCAAACTTAAGCTCTTCTACATTTGTAATAGGTGTATGAAGAACACGTGATGTATCAACGCCAAACTGCTCAAAGTAAGATTGAGGTGAACCAAACTCAGAGTCATAAAACAGCATAACAGCATCTTTATGCTGATCCATATATGCTGCAGCCATAAGTAATGCAAAAGATGTTTTAAAATGTTTTGATGGACCAGCAAGTACGGTTAAGCCTGGTGCCAAGCCTCCATCAATAGAACCTGACAATGCTACGTTGACCATAGGTACAGGTGTAGGAGTCATATCCTTCTCATTGAAGAACTTAGACTCAGAAAGAATCTCCGTGTTTTTAAGTTTAGAGTTCTTTTTAAGTTTGTCCATAATAGACATGTGCGTCTCCTAAATTAATAATAAAATTATTATAACATAAATTCATCAAGTTGTACACCTTTTTCAGGAGGTTTTCCTTGTCTTTGTTCCCAACCTGAATGCCAACCAGAATTGTTAGAAAGCGTAGATGGAATGTGGTCAAACGTATCGTCGCTACGAGGAACATAGTTTTGTCCAAATCTTACAAAGTCGCACATAACGTCTTCATTATCACGGGGTGCTCCACCCATACGTTCACATAATAAATCCATAAATTGATCTGTTGTATAACCTTTAGATAATATTTTCATACAACGAACAGCATTGTTGCCAAAGTAACCATGACTCATATCATCCACAAGATCTTTATGGTAATCACCTAAATCATATGAAAATGCGGCATAGACAAAGTTAAATCTTTTATGTCCCTGTTCTAAGTTATATTCATTGAGATAATCTACAACTTGCTTGTGTGTTTTCTTTTCACCAGAATGTAACCAATCAATAAGCTTATCAAGTAGTGACGGTAACTCATCCGTAAGATAATCTATAACACTTACACCCTTACGAGGAGATGGAGGTTGGTTACCAATAGAAGTAAATGTAGGAATCTTATTTGCTTTACGATATTTTAGGTCTGCAATCATCTCATCGATTGATTCCATAACTCCCCATTTATGGACACAGTTGTTTCTATATCCGTGATCTCTCGTAAATGATGCACCAGAACCTGTAGCTCTATGTGCTAAGTAGACAAATAACCAAGTCTTTAGATCCCACTTTTCAGTAATATAACTATCAACAAGCTCTACATGCTTCTTACCAAGTGAACTATTCTTTAATTGATGATGTCTTTTTGGTGTTCTGCTTCTGTACTTTAGATCTTGTAATACATTTGAGAATCCCGCTGCATTACGAGTATAACAGTCGTAGATATCGATCTCTTGCATTAATGGATCGTTAATTTCCTTTGTAGCTATTTTGCCTGTGTATGGAATAGCTCCCCAGTTGCAATTTATTTGTAACCATTTTGCTTTAGGATAATAATAGTTGACTAGCACATCTAACGCTTCTTCATTAAGCCACATTCTTTTCCCAATCCCTGTAAGAATCTACAGTTTCATATAGATTAGCATTTTGCAATACCGGTTCTTTGCCTACATTCCAAAATAAAATATCACGATTTGTATCTTTAGGAATATATTTCCATACTTTACCATCGTAAGTATCTATTGTTGGGAATGGCGGTAAGTTCTCTTTTTTTTCTGCAGCGGTAAATGCTAGTGGTTCTGATACGGCTTCTGCAATACCTAATTCACCGGCTTTCATATTACGAGATACACAAACAGAAGTAAACTTAGCATT